ATATAAAAACGTGCAATTTTAAATGTTCAAGGGTGTAAATAACTGAATGACTACCTAAACTAAATAACAAGTAATTATGATGAAAATCTAAAGGAATATGCATAAATGGAATTACTCCTAAATAATATGCGATTTCTTTTTCTTTGTAGGCATTAAGGAAATTAGAAATGGAAGAAATATTTAGGCATTTTATTTCTGTTGACCAAATAAAATCATCTTCCAATATTAATATATTTCCTTGAATATCATTCTCTTCTGCGTGTTTGAATATCTGTAAATATGTATCTACTAAATCATATGGTGGTTGTTGTTTTTGTAAAGTCTTTTCACAATTGCGAAATCCCTTGTTAACAACAATGAATATCATATCTGTCGGTGCATAAAATTCCAATTGTTTCTGTATATTTTCCATTCTTCCATTATTTTCCAAATGTATAACGTAAGTCGCATCTATACAATCATTCATTTTACCATTTGATGAATTTTTATTAGATGGTTTGAACGGAATAAACGTGACACATTTTCTATTTTCTTCCATTTCAACAAATAAATTAAAGAACTATTATATTATTATACTATTATACTATTATTTTGATGCCATATTATAGATAATCATTATATATTCGATACATTATAATAGAAATGGAAACTAGATATAATACAGACCCTATAAGAATACAGAAAAGATTAGATGAAATCACATATTTAGGAAGATATTTATTGGATACTCCAGGACAAGGTGTATATATGCCATTTATTGAAGATCCGCGAATTAGATTACAGAAATATGGAGCAAATATTGCTACCGATAGAATAAATTTAGAAAGTGATTTATATGGTATTACTCGCCCATTAAATCGCGATAATATTGAAAGAAATAATTATAAGACCACACAAATAAATTCTTCTTTTATGCAATCATATCCTACTTATGATAAACGAATAGAAGAAACAAGAACTATCCTTCCTGCATGGACATTTAGGGATAATGAAAATAACAGAAAAGATTTTCCTTTACGCCCCCCACAACAATATTTAGAAATACCTTTTCCACAACCTTTAGATACAAAACAATGGGAACGTGATAATTTCCTTAAAAAGCAATCACGAAAATATTGAAAAGATTGCATAGAAGATGAAGATAAAACATGATATAATTATATAGTAAATATAATTATATACAATAGATGGAATTAGCCATACCAATATTAGCATTAGGTGGATTGTATATTATTAGTAATCAAAAAAAAGATGATCAGGAGAATTTCCAAAATAATGTAAATACATTACCTAATACTGATTTACCAAATCGCAATTTTCCAGATGAAAATCCTCCATATGATGTAGAAACTGATTTAACTTCCAAATTATCCAATGACAATTCATATATTGGCAAGAAGGATGGTGCATATACCGATAAATATTTTCTTCCCGATTCAAACCAGAATATTACCAGTTCTTATGCACCCTTTAATAACAGTATTTCATCAAACGAGAACACCGCATCTTATTATTCGTTATCGGGACAACGTGTAGGTGCTGATTATTTTCAACATAATAATATGCAACCCTATTTTGGTTCGCATATTCGGTCACGTAATACAGACGCCAATGTAAATGAATCCACAATTGATGTAATGACTGGTGCTGGTTCACAGATTTTTTCCAAAAAAGAACAAGCACCTATGTTTGCACCGGGAGAAAATTTACAATATGCTTATGGTATGCCAAATCATACTGATTTTGTGAAATCCCGTATGAATCCTGCATTGAAAATGTCCAATGTAACACCTTTTGACCAGATACAAGTTGCACCTGGTTTAGGTTTAGGATATACTGCCGAAGGTCAAGGAGGATTTAATTCAGGAACTTTAGCACGTGATTCATGGCTTCCTAAAACTGTTGATGAATTGCGTGTAGATAATAAACCAAGAACAAGTAATATGTTATTAGGTTTAGAGGGGGCAGCCAAAAGTTATAATACAGTGATTAGTAATCGTGATATTATTGGTCGCGTAGAAAAGAATCGCGTAGATACCACATTTGAATTGGGTGCTGACAGATTATTTACTACTACTGGTATAGAAATCGGTCCCACTATTCATGCACGTCCAATTGACAGATATGTTTCACGTCCTGAAACTACTACTGCATATTCAGGTGTTGCTGGTAAAACGACAGAAGGTGTATATGTGGCAGGTGAATATATGCCATCTACCAATGCTGAATTAGGGGCATTCCCATTCTTGCCTGCTGGTGCTAGTGGAAAGAACGCACCGAATGAAGGCGAATTTGGTCGTAAATCCATGCAGAATTATATGAATAATCGTTCATTCCAACAAGAGGATTACTTTGGTGGTATCAAAACCGCTGTATCTGCTATAGTGAGTCCTGTATTAGATATATTACGTCCTACGCGCAAAGAAGATACTATTGGTAATTTACGTCCTTACCAAAATGTGAAAGCAACTGTTCCGGGCACCTATATCTATGACCCAACAGATACTCCTGTTCCTACTATACGCGAAATGACAGAAGTGAATTCACATAATGGATATATGAACAGAAATCAACGTGGTGGTGCATATGAAACTACTACTCATCAGGGGGTCATGAATCAACGTGATACCACGAATCAGTCATATTCTGGTGTAGCATCTTATACTGGTGCGAATGCACCCGTTTCATTAGAATCAGCAATGAATCAGAGAAATAATGATATTAAATCATCCACTATAGACGGATATATGGTAAAAGGTAATATGAATTTATTCAATGGGGATGTAAATCAACGCGGTAAAGAGAAAGCGGAATATTTACAGAATACTCGCACAATCGTGGGTAGTTATCCAACACAGAACGTGGGCGTTGAAAATATGGGAGCATTACAAGGTCAACAACAATTATACCAAAATATACAATTAGACAGAAATAATGGTGATGTAATGGGCGATGTATTAAATAAAAATCCTTTTGTTATTCCTTATCGCCAAGGACTATAATAATCTTCAAAAAGTGGTGCCACACACACCGCGTTTTATTGACAATCCTTACTATCGTGGACATAAAATACCCACGTTGTAAAGGATAATATATGAAGATACATGCGAATTATTATTTTATCTTATAATATGCAAAATAATAATTATTCATTTTTATGTGCAATGTGTGATTATGCACTACAATTCAAACATCCATATTCCGATTCCTCATCCATTACACCATTTTCCTTCTTTTCCGGTTCCACAGTAAATTTCTGGACCGAATGAACTGCTCTTCTTCGCAAATAATATACACCGGTTTTCAATCCTTTTGACCATGAATAAAAATGCATGGCGGTTAAATTCTGATAATTTGGTTCTTGTACCCATAAATTCAAACTCTGGGATTGGCAGATGAAAACACCACGTTCTGAACTCATTTCGATTATTTGCTTCATTGGATATTCCCATACAGTTCTATATTTTTCACACAGATGACGGGGTATAATATCTTCTAATTGTTGAACACTTCCATTATTGGCTATAATATTCTGTTTAATTTCATCATTCCATTTATCAATGGCAATTAAATCACGCATCAAATATTTATTTACCATAATAAAATCACCTGCAATTGTTCTACGACTATAAATATTACTTGTAATTGGTTCAAAACATTCATTAAATCCTAAAATTTGTGACGTAGACGCAGTAGGCATAGGTGCTAATAAAAGAGAATTACGTATTCCGAACTTCATAATATCCTGTTTAAGTGCATCCCAATCATATCTCTTGTTTGTCGGGTCATAATCCCATAAATCAAATTGTAATTTACCTTGTGACGCAGGAGAACCGGCAAATGTTTCATATGCACCTTCTGTTTTTGCTAATTCTAAAGACTCTTCTAATGCGCCATGGTATATAGTTTCGAATATATCCTTATTTAATTGTTTGGCTTCATCCGATGTAAATGAATAATTCATCATCATAAATACATCGGCTAATCCCTGAACACCTATTCCAATAGGTCGATGACGTAAATTACTCTTTCTAGTTTTTTCTGTCGGATAATAATTAATATCAATAACGCGATTCAAATTATAAGTGATAACACGCGCAATCTTATGTAACTTTTCAAAATCAAATACAGGTGGCGATTGTGTGGTATCCACAAATGTGGGTAATCCTATACTTGCTAAATTACAAACCGCGGTTTCATCTGGTGTGGAAACTTCCATTATCTCGCAACATAGATTACTTGATTTGATAGTGCCAATATTTTTCTGATTAGATTTGCGATTCACTGAATCCTTAAATAATAAATAAGGTGTTCCTGTCTCCATTTGTGCATCTAAAATTTGAAACCACAAATCACGTGCATTAATTGTTTTTCTTCCACGCTCTTTTGCTTCATATGAAGTGTATAATTCGCGGAATTCGTCACCATATACGTCGGCTAAACCAGGGCATTCATCGGGACACATTAATGTCCATTTTTCGTTATTCTTTACACGCTCCATAAATAAATCACTGACCCAAACCGCATAAAACAAATCACGTGCTTTTAATTCGTCATCACCCTGATTCTTACGCATTTGTAAAAACATTTCAATATCTAAATGCCATGTTTCCAAATAAATTGCGAAAGAACCATTGCGTTTTCCACCACCATTTTTCACTAAACCACTATGTGTTAGGAAATTATGATGTTCTTCATTATCCACTTCTATATCAATAACACGTCCATCATAATTACGTTGGAATTTATTACTCGTTACGCGACTAAATAACATCCCTCCATGTTCAATGTAATTAATTTCATCGGTAATTTGTATCATCGGATTATCAAATAATTCATGTAATTCTCGTGTGCATGGAATATATAGTGTATTTTCGGTATTTCCTACAGTTAATATACCCATTCTTAAAAATAAATAACGCAAATTTTCTAAAACTGAATATTCCATCTCTTTAATGATAATAGAATAATCACGGAAATATGCTTTTGCTAATAAGAAACCCTTTGTAAAACTCTTGACTTTATTTAATGGTAGATGTAATAGGGAAGGCAATAGACGTTTATTACCATATTCATTATGATACATGTTATAGGTGAATTTCATGCGATTATTTATTTCCCACGAAAATGTGATATAAATATCATTCTCGTTAGTCACTAAAAAAGGAATCATATTATCATGTAAATAACCTTGTATAAATTCCACCATAGAAGCCTGTGATATTTTGGATAAAGTAATATATGTAATATATGTTTCTGAATCGAATTCACCTATAGCAAATAAAATACCATAAAATTGACAATCATATTCCGAAAATTGCGCCACATCTTTTACATATTTAGGAATAGGAAATCCTACATAATCACCTTCGTGTAAATTCTTTACTTCGATGAAATCGGGTTTTATCAATCCTTTTTCTAATAGATTGCGTAAAATTTCTGTTTTATTTGCATCAGTATTGGGCATATCGCCATCAACGTGAAATGCCCATAATGGATGCATATCAGTCAATTTCATAATTTGCATGGAATGTTCAATATCAACCGAATAATAATTTCCAGTATAACAACTATCTAATACTTTACCGATTTTATACATATTACCATCATCGGCAATCACTTTATCACCTACAATGATTTCTTTAATTGTAATTGCACCACGTTTTGTATATACAATTGTTTCTGGGTCTAGACATTGATCCACATATTTAGCGGTATTATTAAATACACGAAGCATTGGAACAATACCATTCGATGTTCCATTTGTACCACGAATATGACTACCTAATGCACGAATATTATGTATATGCATCCCAATACCACCCGCATGTTTAGATATTTTAGCACAATCTGCTAATGTAGAGAAAATACCATCAATACTATCCTCTTGCATTGCAATTAGAAAACAACTTGATAATTGTGGTCTGGGTGTTCCAGCATTGAATAATGTGGGAGTTGCATGAGTAAAATATTTTTGTGACATATATTCGTAAGTTTCACGCACCTTTTCTAAATTATCACCATGAATACCAATAGAAACACGAAGCCATAAATGTTGTGGTCTTTCCACAGGAACGCGATTAATACGCATTAAATAAGAACGTTCTAATGTTTTGAATCCAAAATAATCAATTAAATAATCCCTTTGATAATCACACATTTTATCTAAAGTTTCTGCATTTTTTTTTACCACATCAATTAATGTGCGACTTACCAAAGGAGAATTTTTATCATTTTTATCTTTAAAGTTATATAATTTTGACATGACTTTGGAAAAACTACTAGATGTTGCTTTATGATAATTAGAAATCATTATTTTACCGGCTAAAATATTATAATCTGGATGAAGGGATGACATAGACGCACAAATTTCAGCGGTTAATTCATCGATTTTTATAGTAGGAATTTTATCAAATAATTGGTCGATTACTTTCATAGTTAGAGACGTGTAATTAATCGACATATTCGATTCTACACCTAATTTTCTTACTCTGCGCAATATTTTATCGAATGATACAATTTCATATTGACCATTGCGTTTCAATACATGCATTTCACCATCATTTTTCATATTCATTTTTATAATTGATGATAATATACGCTGTAATGTAATTATGTATTTAGTTATATCCGATACTTTTTATATTAATTTCATATTTATATATTTATTATCCTTTGTGAGGGCACCTCTGGAGGAACGTGTGGTTTTCTAGAGGTTATCACTATCTCCACTAATAGGTGGAACTACGTTCCCCCTATTTTGTAACAAAGGATTATCAATAGAAAGTTATCCGTTCATTCAGAGAAATGGATAGCCTTCTAGAGAATAAAAATAATAGAATGATAATATTTTATCAATACTATTTATTACATTCAAATGTTTTTAAAGAATAAAAAAAGTGGAGATTTGACATCAAATATAAAAAATACATTGGATGAGATTAATCAATCAAATGAACCCAAAAGAGGTGGATTAATTACGAAATTTACAAAATTGTTTTATAAAAAGAATGCAATACATGATATGAATCATTTTAATAAAGAT